CAGTTCCATGATTCCCAATCGCTGTAGTGGCCAATGACCACGCGATCGCCAGGCTTCAAAACAGTCGGCTGAAAGATCAGTGGATTGAGGATCCAGCTCTCTTCGAAATTGCGCTTCTCCCGCCACCTGCCCGGGCCGATTGCGAGAACCGTGCCGATGCGCGAGCCGATCTCGCAGTTCCGGGCCACGTCGGGTGTCGTAATGACGGAGCTGAGTTCTTTTTCATCGTCGAGTTCGACCAGCATGTGGTTGCCGAGGGGCTTGATCTTGCGCGGATCGAACCACATGACACTGGTGTGGTTGTCGCGCCAGGCCTCGGAGGCGACCGGGGAGTGCTTAATTTGTTCGCGGGTTTGCGGCATCAGGCCAACTCGCTCAGATTCCGCATCTTCTCGTGCTTCGCCTGCATGCGCTTGCCCTTCACGGTCTCTTTGTTGCCGCGCATCGCGCCCATGTTGTTCATCGCGCCGTAGACGTAGCGATCGGCCTTCTTGCCGCTCAGGCCTTTGTCGTCGGCCGCTTTCTTCAGCTTCGCTTCGATGAAGACGGGCATTAGTCTTCGTTCTCGCCTTCGTCGGCTTCCTGACCCTCGCTCATCTTCGGCAGGCCTGCGTGCTTGTCCAGGTGTGCCTGGATGTGCTCTCCGCCCTTGGCAATGCCGGCTTTGTTGAATTTCACCGGCATCGGTTCGTGCTGATAGTCGGTGTAGACGTGCTTGACGATGTGGCCGCCGCCGAGCTGCGGATGCAGTTCGAGGTGATCGAGCACCTTGGGCGACTTCTTAGGCTTGCTGGTTTCCGCTACTTGCACCATGGCGCAGCTCCTCAATTCTTTGGTAGACGCGAAGTGGAAAAATTAATACAGGAAAGTCGCGGAACTCCGAGGCGACAGCGACAGCCGGATTGGCCTCATTGATCCAGCTTTGCAAGTGTTCATAGAATTCATCGGGCGCGAACGTGTACTTGCGCGTGGTGACAAGCTTCAGCCCATCCATGCGCCGTCTCCGGAGCGCTCCCAGGCGCTGACGGTGGGGGTTTGCGCACTGATGGGCTTCTTCGGCAGAACTGGAAGCGCAAATGTAAGCGCCAGGGCGTCAGCATCGTCGGGCGAAGCGGAATCCAAACCCATCTTCGACAGCCGCTTCTTCATCAGGTCTTTGGGTTCGAGCTTGATGCGCTGCTCGCGATCGGAAATCAGGACTGGCTTTTGCAGGTCGATGCGCAGCTCGCTGTCGTCGTCGATGCAGCCGGTGCGCAGCCATTCCTTCATGCCGCCCCACATCTCATCCCGGCGCAGCACATAGAATTTGTCTCGGATCGCCTGATCGCCGAAGTTCACGCCCATGACGTTCTCAAGCCCCAGCGCCTGAAGGCCTGCGAGGATCTGGCCGGCGTTGCCGCCAACACCGGAGTTATCGAGGAACATCATGGAGACGAGCTGCCCGTCGTACTTGGTGCGCAGGACGTCGGCGAGCTTCTCGCGGATCACTGCGGGGTTCTTGGTGTACTGTCCGCGAATTTTGATCGGCGGAATCGATCGAGCATCCATGCCGCGGCGGAAGCGGATCACCGTGTCGTCAGAGCCGCCCCAGGAGAGATCCACGCCCGCAATTAGCGCGTCGTCGTTGAATGTGGGCAGCGTCCGATGCGCGGCTTTCTGCACCAGCTCCATGTCGATGAACTTGCCTTCGCCGGCGAGAGGGAACAGCCCGAGCCAGCGCACGCGAACGTGGTCGGAATCCATCCCATAAATCTTGATGTCTTCGTTGATCTCGTCGACGTTGATGCCTTCGACGTCGCGCGAGTCGATCACTTCCGGATTCCAGCGGTGCCTTTGATTGCCGAACACCGCTTCGTAGAAGAAGCCTTCCGATCGCGTGCATTGACTGATGGCAATCCAGATGATCTCGGTATCGGCGTCGGTCATCGCGCCTTCCTGCGTCTTCCAGATGACATCAGGAATGCCGGCCGCTTCTTCGTAGATCACGATCAGGCGCTTGCGGCGATTGTGGGCGCCGGCCGAGGCCTGCGGGTTCTCTTCCGACCAGGTGGTGAAGTCCGCGCGCCAGGTGGTCTGGTGGCCGTCTTCCTGCACCTTGATCGAAGTGACATTGATTTCGAACAGCTCGGCGTTCGCGCCCAGGCGAAACCACTTCGCGACCTCGGGCTGCGTCTTGGTCTTGAGCTGATCGCCGGTGCCGGCCATCAGGATCACTTTGCAATCTTCGAACGTCGACAGTCCCCAATGCGTGAGCCACGAGATCTCGGCAGTTTTGCCGATGCCGTGACCGGAGCTGACAGCTTTGCGAAATGGCTTGAAGCGCGTCTCGGGATTCTGCAGGTGCGCGCCCAGCTCCTCAAGGAGCTTCACCTGGTGAGCGCGTGGACCGGTTTCGCCGGCCAGCTCGCCTTCGCCCCAGGAATAGGCGCACATCACGAAGCCGAGCGGATCGTCGGTGTATTCCGCCAGCTCAGCCTGGATCGCAGCGAGCGGGTTCTTTTCAAGATCCACGAGGTTAAGCTCGGCGAGCATATTCCTCTTTGCGCAGCCGGACCTTGCGTACGATCTCAGACATCGAGTGATTCACGTTCAGCTCGATCGGCTTGTCGTGTAGGTGGTTCACTGTGACCACTGCTTTGCCTTTAGCTTTGTCGTAGAGATATTTCCGGGTCTCAAGAGCGGTGCGATCGGAGAACCACAGCAGGGCCCAGCCCTGCACTTCAAACGACAACTTATGAAATTTCTTTTCGGCCGATCGCTTCCTGTCGATTAAAACTTGCCGGCGGGCTTCGTATTCTTCCAGCTTCTCGCGTTCGTCGGCCGTCGCGTTCTCGGGAATCTCTATCGCCTCACTCACCGAGATGTGGCGATCGACCATCACTTGCGGGTCGATCCCGTTCAGCTCATCGATGAGCTGCTGCGCATAGTCTTTGCCGTGGATCGTGCGGCCGTCGATGACCTGGACCGGCGCTTCGCGTTTCTTCCGGCCGCAACCAGCCCGGGCGCCGCCCTTTTTCTTCTTCTCGCTGGCCTCAGACACGTTTGAAATCGGCGATATATTTCAATCTTTTCAAACGAAATCAACCCCTTTGGCGGGGAGCGCGACGGCGAATCAACGACTTAGCCGCGATGCGTGGGGAATTCTGCATTTGAAAAGATTGAAAAAACTGCTTTAGATCTCAGCAGTTAGGTTGAAATCGATTGATTTCGTTTGATTCTTTTGGGGCTGCGGAGGGGAAAAACAGCCCAAATTCGACCGTAAGTTGTTGATGTTTCATTTCGGTCGATATGAAACAGGCGCAATCAGGCGATTTTGCGCTGTTCCTGGCGCCAGCGAGTTGTTCTGCTGGGACCGCGTTTTGCGTCGATCTTGCGGCCAGGGATCCTACCTTCCGCTTTCGCCAGGGCCAGGCCCGCCTTGGTGCGCTCGGCGATGACGTTGCGCTCGAATTCTGCAAACACCGCGAGCATGCCGAACATTGCCTTGCCGGCCGTCGATCGCAAATCGAATCCGTCCTTCAGACTCACGAAAGAAACCTTCGCGTCATCCAGTTCGGCGATGAGGTTGTGAAGATCCCGGACCGATCGGCCAAAGCGATCGAGCCGCCACACGAGTACCGCGTCGACGTCGCGAAGTCCTTTGGTGACGTCCTGCATGAGTTTCAACAGTTGCGGCCGCTTCGTATTCTTTCCGCTTAAACGATCGACATATTCGGCCGAGATGGTGTGCTTGTTCGCCTTCGCCCACTCGCGCAGCTCGCGGAGCTGGACCTCGGGGTTCTGCTCTTTGAGCAGAGATTCGGAGACCTGGCCACGTTGCGGCTTCGAGACGCGGGCATAGATCGCGATTTTCATCAGTGCGATCTTACCTCGTAGTGGAAGCTGCAACCCTTTTTGAAAGTGACCACGGCCTGGACCAGGCGCGAGTGCTTCCGATCGGGCTCGCCGTCGACCACGGGCGCTTCGACTTGGGCTTTCTCGCCGGCATCGATCTTGTCGATGCAGCTCCGGTCCCAGACGGCCACGGTGTATTGCTTGGGCTCGCAGGCGAAGAGCGCTTTCTGCGGGTTCCAGACTTTGCAAAGTCCGTCACCGCAGTCGGAAGAGTAAGGGCAGGAGTCTTGCGGAAGAGGCGGATCGGCGAGGGCGGTGCCGATCGAGCGCGCGGAAAAGAAGCCGAGCACAAGTACAGCGAGGAATTTCAGGCGAAGACTCATGCGGCCTTGGGGATCTCGCGATCTTCGCGGCGCCGGCGAGACGGTGCAGGGAACTTGATGGGCTGCTTGAGCCACTCGCCGAAAATATTCGGATCGACTTCGTGGTCATCGCATGCGCAGGGCACGCCAACTTCTTTTCGGTGCGCGTGGATCCACACCGCCAGTCCTTCCTGCGTTTCGGTTCCGGTCATCCAGAACCACTCTTTCTTTGCATTTTTGACATAGCCAACCTGCGTACCGAGCTCGTCGGCAATTTCGCGCTCATGCAGACCCTCAAGCAGAAGGCGGGCTACGTTCCACAACATCCAGTCTGGGACACGGCGATTCAAGCGCTCGGCCTCAATTCCGGCATCGCCTGCTTGTGCAACCACCAGCCGGCCGCGCGGCTCGCATAGACAGGGTTACACTGCTCGCGCGACTCGCGCAGAAGCTCGAGGATAAACTTGCGCTCTTCGGGCGTGTACTCGGCCCGCTTGTGCGTGTTGGAGTAGCGGCGTCTCATCGCAAAGCCTGAAACAAAACTTCCAATCCCTTAAATGCCAGAGCGGTGATGATCGCAGTCAGCGCCGTATTCACGATCTGCGAGCGGCGCAGTTTGTCTTGCAGCTCGCTCACGTTGCGGATGAGCGCCTGGTTTACGTCGTGGCATTTGCTGAGACTCTTCTTCAGCCCAGCGATGGAGTTGCGGT